AAATCCAAACGATTTTTTAGCACCTGCTTTTACAGCATTACTAAGTCTAGGTTTTTTCTTTGTTAATTTAGTCTCTTCTGCTGCTTGTTCAGCGGCAGCGTCTCTTTCTCTTTGCTTTTGACGCCTTTCTAATAATTCTCTTCTAGCATCATCTTTCTTAGAGATGATTGCAACCTTTTCGATATCGGCAACTGTAACAGCGATATCGGAAACTGTTCTTCCTAATCTATTAAATGCTAATGTTTGTGATCTAGCAGCAGCAGTTGCTGGATTAGCACTCGCTGCCACTCCAGGATTTACAAATTTATATGTTTGTATTTTAGCCACCTGCTGCTTGCTGCTCCTTCATACGACGTTCTTCTTCTTTTAGGAATGCGATCAACATATTAACGTAGATCTCTTTTTCCCAAGGCATCAGATTATCGATATGTTCGATATTCCATTTATGGTGATGCATTAGGGAGAAGTTCCCTTCATAATAAGAACGGAGGTTAGTGTGTAGAAGGGCTATGCGAAAAAACTCGCTAATCCCTCAAGAACCACCTCACTCTCAACACCAGTATTGGGGTTGGTTACCATCAATGTATGTGTCAATTTAGGCATAGTTTCAAAGAATTTTTGAATCAAACCAAACTGCTTGCTATTCAGTTCACCGAACCATTCAACCAGTTCTGCCTTTGGTACATCCTTACAATCATATACCTGACTTTCATCAGCAATAGTCATAACACATGATGCTGCCATTTCAAATACTTGATCCACTTCACTTTGCTCTTCGGTGAAGTTCATTTTCACGAAGTTCTGAAGACTTGGATAACCCATGGTAACAATGACGTTATCAGCAAGTTTTAACTCGGGTTTATGTCCCCTAGTCTTTTTCACTTTGATTTCATCCAAAGGAATAGAAACCTGAACTTCAGTCTCATTATCGTCTGGACAGGTGATGCTAACATCAACTGACTCACCTACAGACTTTGTGCGAATCTGTAAGAAAACGTATTCAATATCAAAAGTAGATAATTTAGAGACATCAGTAATATCAGTACATTCTTTGATGATCTCACTAATTGCTCTTACAATATCTTCTTGCTCGCCAGTTTCAGTTGCAAGAAGGAGCAATTTTTCTTCCTTTACCAGAAATGGTCTAAAAGTGACAGTTCTGTTATCAGAAGGTAACTTCAGTTTGTACCTCGGTACATTTAACTTAGGTAATGCCATAGAAATTCAACTCAGTAATTTTATTTATCAGAAAGTCAGACGTGCTGCATTCTCAAAGATCTCTCTATTTAAATCACTAAATGCTGCATCATAATAGTTATCCATGTTTGCGGGAGCAGTAATTTTAGTGAGAACTCCTGGGTCATCAAATCTATTTCGAGGATAGAATCTATACCTCTCGTAATAAAAACCAATGGTCATTGTCATAATCTTAGTTTGCTGGTTATTCAGTTGAATAGAACCAATATTATATGGAAATGCGTTTTGAACTTCCCAAGCAGCAGTTAGTTGATATTTTCTTGCTAGCAGTAAGTTATTAATCTGACCAGACCTTCTGAGTGCTTTAATCATCTTGGGGTCAGTAACTACTGGATCTCCACCTCCCCGTTCCCACTTATAAATCATAATTTTAGGGCAGACATATTCATTGTAATAACGAGTATGCTGTTCACTGTCTGGTGAAATCAATGAAGTCCATCTTTCAAACAAACTTCTAGAATATTGAGATCTTGGTACTTTAAAGGTTGCTTGAAGTTGACTATATGCGGTATTTGTTGCATACTTAAATCCTGCACCCACGTTAACTACTTGACCCGTAGTCATCTGTTTACTGGGGAGATTTATATTCTCACAATAATAGTCTAGTTGCCAATCGAGTTCGTTTGTCTCAATCTGCAACTTATCTGAAGCGACAGCACCACTTCCAGGTCTCAAAATCAAAGGACTTGCGATCCTGACAGAGAATAGGTTAGTTGATGCAGGAGCGTTGTCCTTACCCTTACTAAGAGAAATGAATTCTTGAAGGGAGTTATATCTAGCCGCTTGTTTATTTGGGATGCCCATTAGACCTTAAGTTCCTTTTCTGTGATTAACATAAACTCCCAACCATTATCGACACAAAATTCAGTTGCTGCTTTCCATTTTGCCTGATTAACAGCATAGGTCACAACTTCATTAATATAACGTTTGGTGTGTCTTTTTTGAGTTTTTGGTTCCTTTGTTTGTTTGTAAGGTTTGACTTCGACCAGGTATTTTTTACTTCCAATTTTTACATAGAAATCTGGAAAATATCTATGCTTTCTACCATCAACAGGAGAGACATATGGGATGATGATTTCTTCACTACCCCACTCTTGGACAGTAGGAGTTATATCACACCATTTCATAAATTTATACTCCCAGGAAGAACGATAGACCACGTTGGTTGGGTCTCCTTTATACTTCCTTGGGAAGGAAACTCGATACTTACCTTGATATCTCATAAATACATAGAGGTCACATAGTATTTAGGTACATATTTTGGCAAAAACATATCGATATCCCTATCGCGCTCCAGTGGAGAGTGCTAAAGGAAGGGACATACCTACTGAAACCGTAGACTATGTGAAGATCCAAAGAAAGACCATCAATTTTAAAGGTGGTAATAGTAATTATTATGGGTTAAATATGCCCAATAATAAGGTGAATTTTGATATGAACAAAAACTGTGTTTATATCGCATTACAAAATCAATTACAGACTGCCTATATGCCCGCATATAGACAAACTGATCTTGGTGTTGCTGGAATGGCTCTTGCTGAGGGTATAACAGGTGGCAATAAAATGGAAAATCTTGTACAAACAGTGCAAGATGCTGCTAATGCAGCACTCCCAGAATTTACCGCAGGCACTTTCGCACAAGCAGCATCTGGTGCATCTCAAATGCTTGGTCTTGCTGGTAGTATAAGTGCAAATGATATTTTGCAACTGTCTAAGGGTAAAATTTTCAACCCATATACTGAACAAATGTTCTCGAACATGCAGTTCAGAAGTCATCAGTTCAATTTCAAAATGTTTGCTCGTGATGCAAGAGAAGCACAAGAAATTGGTCGTATTATTGCATATATTAAAGAGGGATCTCTTCCAAGTTACTCTGGAGACAAAGGAAGATACTTTGAGGTGCCTGAAAAGTTTGATATTTCATTTAAGAGAATGGATCCTCATGGCAAATTCAAAAGTGATGTTGCTGATCTCCATTTTAAAATTCATACCTCAGTATGTGCGGGTATTCAGGTAAACTATACCCCTGACGGTCAATATAATTCTTTCAAACAATTAGTAAAAGAAGGTAATTTTGCAGGAGTTCATGTTCCTGCTGTTCAAGTTGGATTGACCTTCCTTGAAACCAAGTTTGTTACTGCTGAAGACGTAGAAAAAGGATTCTAATCAATGGCAAGTTATTTTTCTTATTTCCCAAACGTATATGTCGGTGAAGGTGTCACCGATGACGAATCGACTAAATATCGCCTAGTCAAAAATATCTTCCGTCGCGCAAAAGCAAGAGAGGATTTAAATAAGTATACCACTCTTTTTGAGGCATATGAGATTGAAGATGGCGATACTGCATCCTCAATAACATATAAGTTATTTGATGATGAAACCTTAGACTGGACAATTTATCTAATTAATGACATTGTTGATGTATATGATCAATGGCCAAAGAAATTAGAAGATCTTCAGTCATATACCGCCGAAAAATATGAAAATCCCGATGCTGTTCATCATTGGGAAACTAATGAGATACTATATGATGGATTAGTCTATATCAAAGAAGGTATCGAGGTAAACGAAACCTATCGCGCTACTATGCCTGATGGTACGATTAAATCAAAAAATGAGTCTATTTACGCGGTAAGCAATTTTGAACACGAATACTATCTAAATGAAAAGAAAAGACAAATCGTTATTCCTGTTGGTAGCATGATTGATATCATGACTGAAGAACTGGAAGATCTCGTTTCTTATGAACCTCACAATGAACTTGATGATGTTGGTAACAAGAAGACACCTATTAGTCTTGCTGCTAGATTCTTGAATAATCTTGGTTCTGTTACTAAGCAAAGTCCAGTTTCTACGCAAAATATTAGTGATATTACTTTCGATTATGGCAATACTGCTGCTCAGACAGCAGGCGTAGCAACAGCAACTACAACCACTACACCCACTACTACAACGACTACAACCACCAGTACATCTAGTTCTTCTTCTAGTAGTAGTTCTTCTTCTGGGTCTAGTAGTAGTTCTGGTTCTTCTGGATCTTCTGGTAGCAGCGGCAGTTCGGGTGGCGGAGGATATGGAGGATATTGATCCCAGCGATTTTTATAGTTTAGACATATCAAAAGACGGACTTGCACTTGTGTACAGGTCCGTCTGTTTTCATCTGGAAAAGTGGCCTGGTGGCGACCCTAGAGAGCAAGAAGCACTCGTTATGATGAAAGATAATTTGTTTAGGATTAT